CTACACTATCTACCAATATTGGGTGTATTTCTGGAGACACCCCTCTCCACCGATGATGATCGTGCCTGCACCGAAGGTGCTGCCCCGCTACTCGGTGCAGCATTCCCAGCACAAGCATAATTATCATCCCGTCTGTACGTCGCAGACGTAGCAATAGGTGCTGACGTATCAGCGAAGCCATCTAGCTCATCCTGTGTGAACTTAACTGCACTACTATTGATGATTTTCTCAAATCGCTCATTGAGTTCTGCCAGATGTTCCTCCACTTCACTGATTTTCCTCATCTCATCATTTGCCGCATGAGTTCTCTGCGCTGGTGTTAAGCCAACCGACTTGTTGTAGGGAACTAACAACATGTCAACAGAGGTAACTGCTGCAGTATTATATGGGATGTGAAAATTCACCTTCGACTCTTTTGAAACAACAGTGTACGCAAATGTCACAATGGTGCTTGGTGCACTATCAATGACTGTTGCCGCCGTCGCCGACGCGCCAAATCTCCATGAGTCCACTCCGGGAATAACCGAAAAGTTAACATCATTTCCAGTTAGCGTGCCAACACCGCGGATCCACGTAACACCTGCTGGTGGCTGAGGACCGGCCCACGTAGCAGTGCCAGTCGTATTAGCCCTCAGCACACACAGAAATGTTCCACCCAAGAAACTCTGTGCTGTGCTATTACTGTAACTGAGTGTCATATTTGCTGTTGACACACCAGTGACTGAGTCAGAAATTGCATAGTCCGGCGACCCACCTGTACTCGTTGCCGAGAAGGCTGAAATCACTCCCGTTGCCGAGATGTTCCATTTAAATCGCTGGGTATACAAACTGACATTTTGCGTGATTTCCAATATGGGCCGTGACAGCCTCACATGATATGAAATCCACAATTCACCAATAGTGTCAGTTGTTGTCTGCATACCAGTCGTTGCAATTGAGAAATTTCCCAACACACTCAAGCGCGGATCACCCGGCGCTTGAGATGATGTGAGTATCCCAGGCACGACATAGCCTTGCGACACCACATTTCGACGGGGATCACATTCAATTGGATGAATGAACGTCGAATATGGCACTCCAGATACTGCAAACTCTGCCGCTTCCATAGCACGTTTGCTAGTGTAATTTTTATCTGTGACATCATAATCAGTGGCTGTTATGACTGCACCCATACCTGCTTGCGTTGTGCCCACAGCTGTGGCGCACAATGATCTATATTCCAGTAGCACCCCAAGAAATTCATACTCTTCATAGAGCTGAGCAATCTGAGAGAACCAAGGGAACAAGATTGGATTACCAGGATTTAGAGGGTAAGTTGTAATTGCAAAATCAATGCTCGACTTCACATCAGCAACATATTCTCGATGAGACATAATGATGTCAGACCCGCCTTTTAATGAATTGAAAGTTGGAGCAGGATTCGTTGGCATACCAGAATCCATGCTCATCATTCCAGGACAGTGTTGTGCTATGAGTGAATTTTTTCTCACCTTATAAGCACCACTACCAGACCACGCTGATAGTAAAGGAGCAAGCCCTTTATATACACTGATTGCCTCAGGTATAAAGCTTGCCACTTTTTTCACACCACCCCAGACATCACTCGCTAGATCTGCAAAGTAACCACCACCACCACCAACAGGAGTCATAACACGAGGTCTCCTCGATCGCCTGCCAACAGCAGCAGCTGCTTTCGCAACATCCTTCACGAGTGCTTTCTTCATTTTCTTTTTCACTTTTTTGTTTTGCTTTTTCTCGACAGCTTTCACAATCGCTTTCGTACTGATAGCTGAAGACATTCTCTGATTCGCTTGTATCAATGCTAACACTTGAGGACATTTTAAAACTGGGTCACTCTGGATATCTTCCAGTTTTACTGAGAGTGCTTCAGTTCTGCCGACATACAGGCGATAGACATCATCTTCAGCAAACCAATTGTCAAAAAGAGCGTTACCGCTCAAATTCTTCGGCATAGGATCTTTACGAGAAATATAGTGTCGATAACGCTGTAATATCCAATTTCTGTACTCAGCCAACACAGGGCGAGCGCTTGTGAAGAACCCCTCAACAAACAATGCATTTGCGCGATACACTGACCAACGTGGATCAGTTATATCACTAGCATATAATTGTGAGGCAAGTATCTTCTCCGGATCTGGACTGGGAACCCATGTTCTACACCCAAGGTCATACTTAAATCTCTGAGAGAGAAAAGTCACTTGATCAAGTGTGCGCCATTCCCATACATCGTCTTCTGACGTGACAGTATAGCCAACGTCACTCATCACTTGAGCAAATTCACACAAATTAAACCATGATGCTGCCTCTTCTGAAACACTACCAGTATTGTCATCTCCATAGAGAGCCAATTCAAAGTTATCCATTAGATAAGCATAATCAATAGCCACATTGTGCTTTCTGCCTAGCATGAAAACACCATAAGCAAACAAAAGGAACAAAACTAGTGTATTATCAACAACAGTGTTAGCACTGCCACTAGGATTGCCCCCTTTCTTTTGAACAACATCACCATTCGTCATCACGATTAGACTTTCTATGACGTACTCGTACAGCAAATTGACTTGAGCCGCATCTTTTCCACCAAGGAAGTCTTTTCGCAAGTCCCGAACTATACACAACAATTGACGCGTCATACTTGAG